TGCGCCAAAGATCGGGGCCGCTGCCACATCCGCGCCTTGGTAGGCTTGGAACTGCGGCAACTGCACCTGTGCGCCACCCATGATCGCAGCGATCTCGTTAAGCGGCTGCGAGCGCAGTGCCAACTGCTCTTGGAGGGCAGCCTGACGCTGTGCGTTCTGGAACGCTGCGGCGGCTTGCGCTTGGTTGTAGCCCTGTGCTTGCAGTGCAGCCTGAGCCTGCGCTTGTTGCAGAGCCGACTGTTGCTGCGCGGCAAGACCGGCGTTGTAAAGTCCCGCCAAGTCCAACTGCTGACCGAAGCCCTGAGCCTGTCGCCCCAACTGCGCCTGATACTGCTGCATTGCTGCGGCTTGGTTCTGCGCGAGAGCCTGATTCTGAGCCTGCTGCGCTGCTTGGCCCATCTGGAACGCTAACTGCTGTCCTTCGCGCCCGAAAGCACCTGAAGCCAACTGCTGCTGGAAGGCTTGCTGTTGCGCTTGGTTAGCCAACTGCGACTGAATCTGCCGCTCGCTAAAGCCTTGCGCCCGCATCTGCGCGTCAAGGTTAATTCCCTGTAGCGCAGCCTGCTGCATCGCATCGTTCGCACGCTGGTTGAACAGGTTGACTTCGGCGTTGTATGCCTCACCACCCGGCACAAGCCCTTGGTTACGCAACTGCGTTTCCAACTGTGCGCGTTCGCGCTGAAGTTGCGGGTTTAGGCGCGACATGATGGCTTCTTGCCCCGTCATGCCAGCACTGACAGGCAGTTGAGCAAGACCGCCCACATCTACCCCGCGCTGCACCCCGCCTACACCGGCAAGGTCAGCACCCGCGATTTGACCGGGGGCAGCGGGGCCGCCACCCGCAACACCCATTAGCGTAATGTCAGGGACACCTGCCATCTGTTCGGCAGAGATGCCGCGCTGAAACTGGCCCATCGCACCAAGATCGCCAAGGGTCGGCAACTGACCGTAATCAAAGCCGAAACGCTGGGCGGGCAGTCCTTCGGGTCTAAAGGTCGTGCCATAAATGTCGCTGACACGCCCAATGGCTTTTTCGCCAAGCCCTGACAACGCCCTCTCTACCCGCTGCTGCGCCTCTAAGGTCGCCTGTGCCTCGGGAGTCAGGTATTGCTCAATAAAGGGCGTATCTAAATCGGTGCGGCTTGTGAACTGTTCCCGAGTCGGCGCAACCGGCGCACCCGTATTTGGGTCGTAGGTCATCCCGCCATATAGACCGCCACCTGCGCCCATTGGCGAAATAAACTCTTGCTCACCACCGGGGCCACGCACCAAATCCTCTTGGTCAAAGCGTGTGCCGGGGGTCATCGGGCCTGTCGGTAGTCCACTTGGCGGCTGACCCGTGGTTGGCTGGAACGGCTGACCGCCCGTTTTGGCGGCGTTGTATGCCTCCAATTGCTTGTTGTAGTCAGCCATCGCCTTGTCGTAGGCGGCTTGGTTGAACACATCGCGCCCAAACGTCACACGCTGCCCTCCAAGGGGCGTAGAGACGTTGGGGTTAGACAGACGCGCCGTAAGACGCGCAGCCTCTAGGTTAGCCTGTCCTTGCTGTATTGCCGCGCCGGTGTAATCAGGTGCCGGTGGCGGTGCCGGAGATTTTTTGCCCATAACGGTGTCCTAAAAAGCGACACGCATCGCGTGTCAGGGTTAGGAAAACAACATCACCGTCGGTGTCGGCGTCTTTAATTCGCGCTTCCTCGGTGAAACCCATCTTACTTACAACTTTTAACGCTTTCACGTTTTTACTGCCTATCGGAGCGATGATTTTGTCAACCCCGCAAACGTTAAACGGATAATCAAATACGGCGGCGAGATAAGCAGGGGTCAGGCGGTCTTGGAATGCGATATGGCAGACGATAGACCGTCCGTTCCAGTTCTCGTACACCACGCCGCAGACCAATTCCTCGCCCTTGCGTAGCCCAATAGCATTGGAGCGGGCAGCGTGATAACCACCGCCCGTCTGTGAACAGACCCATTCGCCCACTTCGGGGCCGCTTGTTATATGCCAGCCCATCCGAGTTGAAACACTACGTCTGTTGATGCCCATTGGATCGCTAGTTTGTTGGAGGTGCTGGCTAACTGTATGCCGCCGCAATATCCAACCCCTGTCACACCTTGGAAATTGTTTTGGATTTCTAAATCAGAACCCCAAACTGCGGTACCCCACAATCCCGTCCCCCATGTGCCTGCTGTTGGATTAGTAATGGCAATCGGAGTTGTGGTGTCATTCGTATTAAAATCCACATTCATCCCAATCGTTACTGCCGGTGATCCGTTGCTAAAAAACGATGGGCGAGCGCGGGTAAAGATTTTCTTTACGCCGCGAGTTTCAAAGTAATTAAACGCTTGTAATGCGCGACCTTGGATGTTGTTCGTGTCGTCAATGTAGCCGGTAGAACCAGTGACCCACGCCTGTGCTACAAACCCTGCGCCTCCCCAATACGCTTGATCGTTAAACTGAACGAAGTGGAATGCAGACCACCCTGTGAACTTGCACCACGCTTTCGTGATGTTGTTCATCACATACTGCTCTTGGGCGCTATCAGATACAGGAATGTTGACGATCAGCGCATTGTTCTTAGGGTTGTACATCATGCACCACCCAAAGTTTGCGCCATACGCAGACGTTGCTGCCGCAAATGCGCCTTGAATCTTGTCCGACAATGCGATGTTTGGATCAAGTCGTGACGATTGCAATGCTGATGCAAGCGGCATCAAGCCATCAAGCGTCAACACCAACAAGTCGCCGCCGTACTTCATTAAAGAGCGCGTACCAATAGGTGAGCCAACGATCCATACGCCGATCAATGCCCAAGTAGAGGCTGACGATGGATCGGTGCCGCGATAAACGATGACTTCGCCTTTGTTAGTGACGAATACAAGGTTGTCGTCAACACCATAGCCTGCGTCAATTGTCCACGCAGCCATGTCTTGGATATAGCCGCCCAAGCGCGCTACTGAGGTCAAATCCAACGCCTGTGCCGCACCGCCTACGCTTGCCGTCGGCAAGTACCATGCCTTGAGCGTGTTTTTCTCAATAAACCATACGCGGTTCTTAAACAGCGTCGGATGCGTTAGGTTTGTCGTCGTTACACCCGTGATTGCGGGGGTTGACGCGCTGTCAATCGCTGTCCATGTCGTACCGTTGTAGAGGTACGGCTTGTTTACGCCATTGGCGATGTACATAAAATTGCCGCCAGAGGTGGCAACATTCGTATATTCAAAGCGGCTGTCAGAAAACCCTGAGACGGCAGCCGCACCGACGGCTCCTGCTGACGTAACGTCATAAATCTTGCCATCCGATGCGGCAAACATTTTGTTTGACGTACCGCCTGCATAAACCATCAAAGTTTCTACATCATCCGGCAGCCCCGTGGCGTGTTTGGTATACCCGCCTCGCAACGCTACGCTAGATACGCCCGGAAAGTAGTTCTCTAAAATGACCGCATCGGTCGGAGCCATATTGGCTAGTGCATCACGCGCATTCCACCCGCCCACAGGGGCAGGAAGCGAGGCGACGTTAGCCCGCGCTTGCTGAATAAGTCTGCGTGCTGCCCGCGCCATCAGTTGTCGTACCCGTAACCACTGTCAGGGATGTTGTCGTAGCCGATCAACACCGTACCCGGACGCGGGGCAAAGGAAAGGTTTGCAGCACCCGTATCCTGCGCGATAGCGGTTTCTAGTTCGCTAATGTAGTCGCGGAAGATCGCGGTTGTGTCAAAGCCTTTGGCTTCAAAGTATTTTAGTTTGGTCGCCAGCACCATTACGCGATCTGGATAAATGCAAGTGTCGTCGTCAGCAGTAAACGAGTTTTTGGCGACAGCGGCTGCGCTTTCTGCCCAGCCTTGGCTGCGGTACTCAAAGCCGAGGAGTTCCCCGGCGTTCATGCCCGGCCAAATCTGGAAATACTTGCCAAGCAGTCGGTAGCGGATACGGGGGCCGGTTGAGATATAGCCAGAGAGCAGCCATTCCCACTGCTGCGGCGATTCAGGGCCGAGCATCTCCCAGCGCTTAGACTTATCCCAGTGCGTGCGGTTGACGCTGCTGTAATAGTCGGCAGGCAGCGAGTATTTGACCTTCTGGAAGATCAAAGAGCCGTTGGTCTGCGCTTCCGTTGGCGTGTAGTTAATAGAAAGCGATGTTGCGTTCAGCACGCCAGTGACATAGGTGGCATTGGGGATGCCCGTGCCTTGTACCTGATACGTCGTATCTAGCCCCGCCGTAGACGGGATGCCCGTAATCGTCGTGGAGGCTGCCGTCCACGTTCCCACCGTAGAGGTGGCTTCCGTGTAAAACGTGTGCTGCTTGGTCAGTTCACGCCAATCCGCACGACGCATCAACTCGTAACCCGAGGCGTTCATCAACGCCAAGATTTGCACAACGTCTTGGTTCGGGTTGCCTGCGACCGTCGCTGGGGCGGGCAGGCCCAACTCGTTAGTAACTTGCTGAACGAGTTGCAGCATCGTGGTTGTGGACATTTTATGCCTCTGCTATTTCCTTCGGCGGTCGGCCCTTGCGGGGTTTAGCGGCAATCAAACTTGCCATCTGCTCTTGCAACTGTGCCAACTGCTTTTTCGTGTTTTCCAGTTCTTCTGCCGTCTCGCTGCGGTTTTTGCGACCGAGGTAGTTCTTGGCTTTCTCACGAAGACCAACGCCACCCATGCCGATCCGCTGCAACTGAGCGTCAGATGCGAGTGCAACCTGCTCAACCGTCTGGAACTTTAGAATGCGAAGTTCCTCAACGTGAGCCAAATTCATGTTGTCCTTATCCTCTTTTGCCCATTGCTCTAGCGGCGTGCCGATGGCGGGGGCATCGCCCTCGCTCTGCTTCATCTGGAAGTACAACCATTGCCGAGGGAATCGTTGCTTGTGATCCTCGCGTACTGGCTGCTCAACGATGGTGTTTTTGTCGCCCGGAATGTTAATCCGAACAAACGGTCTGCCTTCCCAGCCTTTTGCTTCCGTAATGAAAAACTCAACCTGCAACTGTGAATCGCCGTTGGCTACATCGCTATCTAAGGGCATTTTCCTTTCTCCTGTGGGGATTGGGGTTACGTTCTCGTACCATTCAAACTGTACCAACCAGTATTTGATACAGCAAAAAACAAAGTCGTGTGGTCTTTTGGAATTGACGCTGTTGAGCCATTGTTGATCGTTGACCCTGTTTGGGCATAAACGGTCAAGGTGTGTGCGCCCGAATTCGCGATAATAACCATTGCGCCCATCTCGGTTGTTGGGAGGATAACTCCCGATCCAGAGGGCGTAGTATCTACAGAGGTGTAGACATAACCAATCGCCGTTGCGTTACCCGCTGAGGTTCCAGCAGCAATAAAGTCATCAACACCGTCTCCGCAAACGGAAATCGTGGCGAGGCTATTTAGACCAGCACCAAGAACACGGGATGGAATTGCCATTACGCCACCAATCGCAATTTGCGGCGTTCATCAATAATTGCGGCAATTAGCCCCGGCCCTACCGCCTCCACGGTGATGTCACTCATTACCGAATAAATCATTTGAAATTCGTTGGCCTGTTGCGCCATCGCTGCGTTGCAGACGAACTTGCGCTTCTCAGGGCCGTCCCCGACATACACATCAAGGGTGGGGCCGGTCTTTTCGCCCGTAAACCGCTTGATGCCATCTTCGCTGTTGCAGGAGTCGTATCCGTACAGCACGAACTTGCGATACCCGAGCAGATAACCAATGTTGATCGCTCGCATCCCACTTGTCGTGCCGCCCCCAATCGCTAGTTTTCCAGCGCCAAGGGCTTTGCACTCCGGCCCGTCCGACCACGAATGCCACAGAATAATCTTGCGACCTTTCAAATGGTCAAACGTAATCGGGGGGCATCTGGAGGCAACGAGATAAACGGTGTGGTCATTGGCCCGCTGTATACCGCTTGTGCGGTCACGCGGGTCAAGGTTGACCCAGAGATCAGGTTCAACGCCGTTTTCGCATAGGAAGTCGTGTGCAGCCTTTATCGCAACGATAGGGCGACCCGCTTTCCTGTGCGTTTTAATCTCGTCAATGTAATCCGGCATAGACCACCCGCTCGCTACGCACACGAATGTTCCATCGTGAAACGTAGGAGCGGGGGTGAATTCCTGTAACCCACGGGCAAGCGATGAGCGAATGTTGGAACAAAGTTCCTCCGGTTCGCCAGCCGCTACGACCGAGAGTTCCAGTTTTTTCATTACGAGACGTTAGGCGGAACCGGAATGACCATCGTGTACGCCGCAACCGCCGTCATCGCGGAGGTCGCTGAAGCGGTGAGTTCAGTCACCACACCAGCCACCATCGCGCCGGAGACGGTCGCATCGTCAAGACGGCCCTCTGTCGTTGTCGTGTAAAGCGCAACGCCCGGAAGGCACGAAGCCGACACCTGAACGCGAACCTTACCGCCCAACTGCACCCAGCCGTACTGACCAGAGGCGATAGACGTTTGCGCGAAGCCGACACGCTTGGTGTTGGCAACGCGAGCCGTCGTCGCATTCGTGGCTATGTTGGTCGCCGGGATGCAGACCGCGTTGTACTGCGAGATTTCAGAGGCAGCCTGCACATACACAGCCTGTCCCCCGTCATCAAGGTTTACCAGCGTACCGACATTGATAGACGCAGAGGTCTGGGTGTCGGTAAGCGCCGGGTACGCAAAAGCATTTATGATATTTGGCATTTTCGTATCCCCTAATCAAGCGATCAAAACGCCTTGGAACTGGCCGCCCGAGCAGGTCAAATTACCCGCCCAGCCAATCAGTTTAACCACGGCATCTTGGTTGACAGCCTGTCTCTCACCGCCAATCGGTACAAAGTTCCGATCCTTATGCGGACGCCACAACAGGTATTTCGTGTTGAGGAACCACATGTGGTTGCTGTTGCCAGAACCACTGTTGTACGAGGACGAACCGATACCACCGTCCAGCACAACGTCGGAGGCCATGCCCGCGCCGTAATACTTGAGCGAGGCAAAGCCCGCGCCAGCCATACTTGAACCGGAGTCCGAAATACGCTGAATGCTCTGGAGGCTTTGGAGGTACAGACGGTAGTAGTTGTTGTCCGCAACGATCAAGTCAGGCTTGTCCGTGCCACGAACCAACTGCACCGCAACCGAGTCCATATACTGTTGGATGTTGGAAGCCGACACCGCAGCGCCACCATTGGTGACACCCGAGAAGGCAACCGACTGCCAGAACGTCCACACGGCACGGTTGATACCACCGTAGGTTCCCGAGGTCGGGGCATCCGGCACAGCGGCAGCAAGACCGTCAAGGTTCTTACCCGCGTTGCCCGTGCCGTCGCCGTAAAGGTCACCGCTGATGCGGTTCGCCAACTGCGCTTCGGCAACTTCCATACGACCGTCAAGAAGGTCAATGATCGCCTCCTTGCCGCTGTTCTGGATCATTTCCAAACCAGAGATAGACACCGCCGAGGCGTACTGCTTAATGCTGAACTGGGCAGCCGAAATTGGGCTGTTCTGTCCCACGTTCAACACTTCGTAGCCGCTGTACGAGTTGGTGTTGTTGGTCGTCGTGTCGTTGTACATGATTTCTTGCAAAATCACGTTACCGCCTGAGAACGTCTTAACGTTCCCACGCTCCTTCAAACGACGAAGCAACGCATTGTTGTTCGTCACGTTATCAGCAAGTTCACCAGTACGGCTTTGAATGTTAGTCGCAATGATGTCGCTGATACTGGAATTGGCAAATGCCATTTCAATACTCCTTTATCAGTTAATTACAACCGTGAACTTGCTTCTTCTAACGCTTCTTCAAGCAAGGCACGGCGACTTTGCGCTTTGGGAGCCGTGTTAATTCCGGGTGTGGAACTTCTGACGCTGACCGCAGCAGCCCGAGCGGCTTTTGCTGCTCGGTTTTTCTCAGCAGATTGTTTAGCGGCGATTTCGGCCTGTCGGGCCGATTGCACCTTCTCAAACAAGTCTGCATCTAAACGTAACGCTTTATCATAGGCATCCTCCAATGTCTCCGCTACCCCTGACTGGAGCAGTTGGATCATCGTCGGACGCGCTTCTTCAAAATACTCGGCTTTACCCGAGAAATCGTTAATTTCAGACAGCAGTTGTTGGTTTTGCGCCATCTCCTGCTGCTGTTTCCAGCCCATCACCTCACCGCGCACGTTGTTCAGTTCGTTCTGCAACTGCCAAACGACCGGATCAACCGACTGTTGCGGTGCGGCTTGTGGGGACTGCCCAAGGTTTACGCCATACTGGGCAGCAAGGTTGTGAAGGTACGCTACGCGCTGATCGGGCGGGGAATTGCGTAGTGTGTAGTCGGCTTGAGCCAGCGCAGCGACCGCTTGCTCGGGTTTTAACCCAAGTCCTTGAATGGTCTGCATATACGGCTCAAGTGCCTGATTCATGGCATCGGCAAACTGAGCCTTGGAAAGCAGCGGTTCCACGCCTTTCCGCATCTGCTCTTCGCGCTGATAGGCGTATTCGCGCAGTTTCGGGTCAGCCGAGAGCCAAACGTCGTGATAGTCCTTTTTCCATGACGCAGGCGGCTTCATCCACACCGGCTGTTCGGCGGATTCCTCGGAAACTTCGGGCTTTGGGGTTTTTTCGGTCTTGGCAAACCGACCGCGCTCGTCACGACCCGCTGGGGCTACGTCCTCGCCACGCTCTGCGGCTTCAAACTGCTGGGCAAGGATGTCCTTGCGGTCAACAGCCTCAACTTCCGGGGTTTCCGGGGTGGTTTCGGCATTAATATCCATCGTTGTCACCTATTTCCTGTGGGGTTTCGGGTAAAACGGAGGTCATCACGCAGTTTGGCGAGGACTTGATTAGCCTCGCGGTGCGTCATGTTGGCAAGTTGGTGCCGCAGCACATCTAGCCGCTGGTTTTGCGGCTTGCCCTTGGGGCCGTGCTTGAGCGGGTCTTCGTTGCCGACTTCAATACAGTTATTTGCCTTCAAATGGCGACGGTGCTGCTCACGCGAGGTGATCGTGCGCCCGTCAATCATGGACTTATACGGCTTAAACTCGGGGAAAAGGTAGTGATAACGGCCCTTTTCGTCCCGTTTCTTCTCTACAAACTCGCCGTTTAAGTAAACGTAAGTGCGTTTCATTGCGTTGCGCCGGGGCCGACCCCGAGGTTGGTTTCTGAAACCGCTTCCATCTGTGCGATCTGAAGGCGCGTGCGAGCGTCAAGGTCTGCCTTGTACTTCTCAATTTGCGCTTCCATCGCCTGACGCTGCTGCTCAATCTGCATCTGCGTCTGGGCGCGCACTTGCTCAATCTGCATCTGCATCTGGAGTTTGGCTTGCTCCAACTGAGCCTGCATTTGAGCCTTCTGCGACTCAATCTGCATATCAGCCTGTGCCTTTTGCATCTCCATCTGCGCGTCGGCTTGAGCCTGCTGCGCCTCTGGGTTCGGCTGCGGCTGACCCTGCGCTTGCTTCATCTGCTCAAGGGCTTGGTCAAGGCTACCCTCTAGCGGGCGGGCTTGCTTAAACGCCTGTACGCCGTATTTGAGTAGGTCAACCATGACCGGAACCATCTGCGGGGCGTTTTGACCGACGGGCAATGCCTGTTGCAAGAAGCCACCGAACGCTTGGATAAATTCCAGCCGGTCGCGCTTGTTCTGTGCTTCGTCAATCTGCACGAGCGAGTCAGCGGCGATGTCTATGCGGAAGTTGCGTAGCGGCTTGTTCTGGAGCAGTTGCAAGGCTTGGGGAATCAAGGCTTGGTCAGCCTCGCTCATCTGTCCTGCGGCGGCATACTCAAGAATCGTCTTTGGCTGATACTTGGTACACATGATCTGGGCTTTGAGCCGGATCACTTCGGTCGCAAAGAGGGCAACGTCCTCCTGCATGGAGCGCAGTCTTAGCCCTGCGTACTGCCCTTTAATTTGCTGCGCGGTCGCTGTTTCCGACGCAGCAGTTTGCCCACGGATAATGTCCGCGATGCCGGTAATTTCGTAGATTTGACCTTTGATGTCGGCTCGGGCTTGGTAGCACTGGATAAGAGCGGAAGCCAATGTATCCAGCGGGAGCAAATCAATTGAACCTTTAAGGCCGCCTTTTTCGCTAAATGCAGCCCACTTGTCCACAGGGATGAGAGCATTGTTGTCACCTTCGGTCATTAGCCGCTGCAAGGCGGGCTGTGAAGCGTCATATACACCCCTGACGCGAAGGGCTTTTACGAGTCCGTCAATGCGGTCAGACAGAATGTCCAACTCCATCGCCTGATCTTGGTACAGCACAAAGTCGGGGACAGGTACGAGGTTGTCCGAGGTCGTGGTGGCGTAAAGCGGCTTCGGGCAGGGATAAAACCCCTCCAACCCAAGCGGGTCATCGCGTACATCAATGACCTGCGGCATACCCTTGGTGAACCAGTAGACCTTTAGCGTCTCCTTGTCCCACAACTCGCATATCTTGGCGAGGTTGCTTTGACGTTTGCTGTCGCGGTAAGCGTTAAGTTGATCCGGGCCTTGGTCGGTTGGAATCTGACGCGCCATCTTTTCGCCAAAACGCTCTACGAGGGCTTCCTTAGTCATGTAAACCCAGCGCCATACGCAAGTCACTTCTTCCCATGTCCGTCCCTGCGAGTGTCCAAAGTCCTTCCAATGGACGTAATCCACTGGGGCGCATTCGTAATCCACTTCCTCAAGATCAGGAGGCGCACCCTCACCGCGTTCAATGTCATCGGTAATCTGTACGCCGTCATCCTCAACGCCCTGCGGGGCAACGTGTGGCTCATACCGCACCCACGCCACGCCGCGACCGCCCAAGAACCGATCCTCTACGCAATACTTCATTGTGGAGCGGAAGTCAGGGTAATGCTCTATCTCAAAGTCCACCGCACGCTCAATCAACTGTGCAGCAACGCGTCCTATTTGGTCGCTGTCACCAAAGCGGCGGCTAATGTCGGCTTTGGGAAGTTTGGCGTAAACGGCAGGAATTAACGTCTGCACATTGGCCCACAGAATGTTGAACTTTGCCGTCTCATTACCTGACTGACCTCGGGTGTCGTCGCGGTAACGCTTAATCAGTTTCTTGGTACGCGCTTGCCACTTGGCAAACTCGTTGTCGTACTGCCCAATGACGCGCAGATATTTCTCTAGTTCTTGGCTAACGGGCTGTTCCATTAGGCTTTACCTTCATTCCTTTTAGAGATAGCGCGTGCCTTGGCTCTTGCATCTTCTTTGCTAGATGCGCCCCACGCTCGTAGCGCAAGGGCGAGGCGAGTGGGCTTGCCGTTTTTTTCCATTGGGCCACTCACGCCAGCCATACGAGCAAGGAACGATGCGCGGCGCGGGTTGTCGCCAGACTTAACGGGAGCCTTTAACGTCCCGCCTGTCTCAGCCTTATAGGAAGCCCTGCCCTTGGCGTTCAAACCGCCCTTGGGGTTCTTCCCTTCGCTACGCTGCCACGCTGCGCTCATTTCTTTGCCGTCTTTGCGCTTTGACGGAACGCTTCTGCTGTTGGTGCGCCCGCTTCGCCGGGTTTACGGGTACGCTCAACCGGACGACCTTCGGCGCGCTGGCGCTTTTGCCGCTCCTGTTTAGCAAGGATGTTGGCGTACAAACCCGGCTTATTCACGCTGCTTCCTCAACTTCTGGCTTAACGATCTGCGCTTCTACCTGCTCACGCAGTTTTTTCCACAACCCAAACGCATTGTTTTCGGTCGGCAGTTTGCCAAGCAGATTGACAATCGCAACGGCTTCTTCAACGCTCATTTCCAACTTAACGTCTTGCATTACGCGCTCCAAGGTAGCGGGGGTGATACAACTTTCGGATTCTTCTGGCTGTCAATCTGCACTTGGATGTCAGCCTCGGTTGCTGCCTGATCCACGCCATGGGCATAGCACCAGCCCAGCACCTGCGCTTCGGTCAAATCCGCATACGGCGTGAACTGCTCGCCCTGTACGACTTCAAACGCCACCGTGCCGACCGAAACGCTGCTGTACTCATCTTCTGCGCCAATGCATTTCCAGTTTGCCGTAATCACATAATCGGCACCTTCCGGCGTCTGCGGGATGCACTGCATGGATGTAATTGACCAAGTGTAATTCGTTGCCATTTTAGTTACCTCACGCCGCCATGCATTGAATGTTCTTGATGGCATTTTTGCCGGTGTTGAGTTTGTCCTTGTACGCCGCGATCACCTTGGCGGGTTCTACCATGATGTTGCGCGGATCGTTTGGATCAAACTTGGATTCGTCCCACTTGCCGCTCATGTGAAACTGCAAGTTAGCGTTGTGGGTGTAGCCAAACTGCGTCCAGCGGGTTGATCCCCAGATCACAACCCCGGCTTTCCTTGCGCTGGCTGAGAAATGCTGCAAGCAAGAGTCAATGCTGATGAAACCCTCTGCGTTCTTCAGTAACTCATGCACCACCGCCCAATGCTCGTCGCACTTCAAAGCCCCCGCAAAGGCAGGCTCGTTCGGCAACGTCGCGTCAATGATGGCGACATTCGGGAACTCTGCGTGAAGCATGGAAATGACTTGCTGGGCGAGGAACGTCGGGTAGTTCCGACCGGGGTTGTTGCTCTGGTAGGCATTGTTCGCGCTCCACCCAATCGGAGGCTGCCCGCCGCTGAACTGCACGAACATATACTTGCCCGTGATGCCCTGCTTCTTGAGCCACTCCGCAGCGCGATCCTTGAGGTGATCGGTGTAGAGATGCGGGGTCATTGACGAGTTGTAGTCCACGCCCAAGAGTTCGCAGAACGACTCAATGATGTGCTGCTTGCCGAGAGCGAAGTTGGACTTATACGGCTCGCAGTAGAAGATGTTGTCGGATGCCATGATGCGAGGGTCGTTCAGGGGCAACGACTGCTCATAGGCCATTGCAACATCTGGGTTGTTGGCAAAGCAGTCAATGTACGGCGTGTACACCTGAATCTTCTGCCCTGCCTTTTCCGCAAGACTCGGCACCAGCGCGGTAAACGCTGTGCATTTGCCGATCCCGCCTTCTACGACGTAAGTGTTAAGCATCAGTTCGCCCCATTACGGCCCAGCATCACGCCAAGCGCCACCTGAGTAGAAGTAGAGTTTGTTGTTGGTCGTGTCTACCACAAGCGGAACGCGCCCCGTGAACGCTGTTGGGGTGCCTGTTGGCGTTCCCGCACAGCCGGGGATATACAAGAATCCATCGGTTGCGTTTGTGGCAATTGCGGCGGTGTTGACGACCACGTTTCCAGCGCTGGTGATGCGCATACGCTCGGCAGGAATGTTCGTGCCGTCTGAGGTATAAAACTGCATCCTTCCCGGCACATACGTTGCGCCTGCTGCGCCATCTTGTGCGCCAAGAATATAACTTGATCCGGCTACCGTGTTGCCTGAGTTAACGCCTTCAAATGAGACTGCGCCAAGAGTATCGCCAGAACCTGTTGCGGTTTCGGTTCCGATTGTTGCTCCACGCGATTTGGCTAAAACCAATAGGCCACTACCGCTGACTGCTGCTCTGTAGCCCTTGAGTTGCATCAGAGAGTTAGTTGCCCCATCTGTTACAGCAACTATTTTTTGCGTGTTTGCTCCTGCAATAAAGGTTTGAGACGCAGAGGGCGTCGTCCCAATCCCCACGTTCCCATTGTTATCAATCACCTGACGCGGATTCCCCGCACCATCCGACAGCACGATGTAGCAACTCGCCGTGCGGATGTCTAGGCTGCATTGGTTGCCGTTGTACGCACCAAGGATCGTGTTGCACGCGCCGGTGGTGATGGCGCAGCCTGCGTTTATTCCGACAGCGGTGTTCCCGTTACCCGTATTCGCAACGAGCGCATTTACTCCAACAGCGGTGTTATTTGAACCCGAAGTCAACGCATTGAGCGCCTGATACCCCAACGCAGTATTGTTGCCTCCCGTGCCGCCGGCAGTTAATGTCGCGTAGCCGACAGAGGTGTTGTTGCCTCCCGTTCCCCCGCATTGGGCTTGATACCCGATTGCGACGTTACGCCCACCGGTCGTATTACACCGAAGCGCCAAATAACCAATTGCGACGTTCCAACATCCCGTCGTCGTCGCAGCAGCCGCAAGGTTACCTACTGCCGTGTTGTCGGCGGCGGTATTAAGAGCCAGCGCACAGAAGCCGACAGAAGTGTTGTTGTTGGAGGTTGCATTGGTAAAACCAGAACAAAATCCAAGAGCGGTGTTACCGGTTCCGGTTGTATTACAACGCAGCGCACTCGCACCCACAGCGGAATTATTTGCAGCAGTTGTGTTTGCGCCTAGCGCCTGCCAGCCAACAGCGATATTAAGACTGCCAGTTGTG